GCAGTGTCTTTATAATAGCGTTTTTTCCTTACTTCTTACAAAATCTACAAATTGTTGATTTTTATAGGACTTTTTGTTTGTTAGTAAATTTTTTGGTCGTTAGAAAGTCCAAAAACGTCTTTACAAAATGACTTTTTTTTGCTTGATGAGAACGGTTATCATCTAACAATGTTAATGAATCTATGACGAAACTATAAGTTTTGTCATGCGTTTAAAAACATGAAAAATGAAAACTCAATCTCAATTTTTGGAAAAATTCCATTTTGGCGACTCTTTCTAACACGAAGTCTATTGGAAATTTGGAAAATTTTGGATTTTTACGCTCTGAAAATCGTGAGATTGGTTGTTAAGAGTTCTTTACATATGTAAATTGAAAAAGCCAGCTTGACGATAAAGTTAGTTTTAACCTAGAATTGCATCAAACCCCTCTATTTGATAGGAAAGTGAAGGAAAAATGATTAAACGCTATTATAAAGACACTGCGCTGCCACTTATGAAGCGAGGTTTCGAGGTCGTGCCGATTACTCAGGGTAAGAAATTTCCCGAAGGACTCGATTGGAAAAATTTACCGCAAACAGAAAAATCATATAACGAGATGCTTAAAAAGTTCGGCGACAAGGCTGGACTTGGTGTTGTCACAAGCAACCATCTTTTGGCGATTGACATCGATGTTTTAGACCCTCATGCCGCACGCGAACTCATTCAATACGTCCGCGAAATGCTTTCAACCGACAAAATCATGGTTCGTCGCGGAAAGAAACCAAAAGCATTGATTCCGTGTTATGTACCTAATGCTATCGGTAAAATCGTGTCCTCTGTATGGTATTCTAAAAAGTATGGTCGTATGCAAATTGAGTTGTTGAACAACAGCAAGGATGGTCATCGCCAATTTGTTGCGTTTGGTGATTATCCAAACGAAGAGGGTTTGCATTACGAATGGGAGAATGATTACTCCCTGCTCGATATTGAGCGCGTTGAGGATTTACCAACCTTTCGACCTGAAATGATTCAACCCTTGTTCCGATATTTTGACGACTTGATGTATCGGAATGAGTATGAGCGCATTGCTCTCACCAATTTACATAACGTCAAATTAGATGACGTTCACATTGAAGAGGATGAGGATTACGACCTCTATAACGACTCGAAGCAGGTGAAAATCTCGGACGAGCGCGTTGAGGAAATTGTTAATTCCTTAACCGAGGGTTTCTACGACAGTTATGAAAAATGGGTAGCTATTGGTCAGGCAATTAAATTTCAAATTGATGATTCTGAAAAGGGTTATCAAATTTGGAAGGCATGGTCACGAAAAGCCACCGACCCATCTACGGGGGAACCCTATGACATCAAAGACTCAAACCTTCGTGTGAAATGGAAGAGCTTCCGTAATGACCGTGCAAACGTGGTGACATTCGCAAGTGTTCTGTATGACTATTACTCATCTGCAAAGAATGAAAATTTCACGCAGACATTTGAGAATCTAAAGCAGATGTTCGAAGAATGCGATGATATTCGTAAATATGACGAATTGATTGCGGAGGCTTCGTATAACCGATTCACTACGGCGCAGCAGAACGCAATCGAACACGTCATCGCCCGAACATACACCCGATTATATGGTGAGAAAATCAGTGCGAGCGCGGTTCGAAAAACGCTTACTGAGGCCATTGAACAGTTCGACACGCCCGACTATATGAAAAACTGGGTATATTTGCTCAATGGGGACAAATTCTACGATACGAAAGAAGGTTTGGCGGTTTCCCCAACATCGTTTGATACGCTGATTTATCACTCCGTGTCGGATGCAATGAGTATGAAAATGCGTCCACAGGACTTGGCCTTACGAGCGTACAAAATACCTAAAGTAATTGACGCGGTGTACATGCCTACGATGGGCAACTTGTTCAAATTCAGTGAACGCTCCAAGTACCAATATATCAATGCTTATGACAGCAAGAATGTGCCTGAAGAGCCTTCTCGCTATTCTAAGGGTGATTTGGCAGCCATCGAATTGGTTGAAAAGCATTTTGAGCATATGATTGAAGACCCTCGTGAACGCGAAATATTCCGTCAATGGGTTGCATATCAGGTTCAGTACACTGGATACACACTCGGATGGGCTGTGTTCCTGCATGGTGTCGGCGGTGATGGTAAATCCTTCTTCCATTACCTGATTTCGGCCATGATTGGCAAGGAAAACGCTAAAATCGTATCACAAGACGCGATGAAGTCTGGGTTTACGAAATGGGCAACCAATTTGAGCTTCGGTACAGTCGAAGAAGTGCATTTGGCTGGTGTTAAAGGTGTTGAGATTTACGATAAATTGAAAACCATCATCGCCAGCCCAACCATTGCAATGATTGCGAAGGGTAAAGACGAAATCAACGTACCGAATACGGCAAACTATTTGTTTTTAAGTAACCGACTGGCTGCTTTACCAATCGATTCTTCCGACCGACGTATTTTCGCCATCTACTCCCGATGGCAGGAAGCCAGTAAGATTGAGCAGTTCAAGAAAGAGAACCCGAAATACTATCCTGACCTGCACAACACTTACAAAAACCACGCTGGTGCATTGCGCAAATACTTTCGAACCGAAGTTAAAGTTAGCGACGAGTTTTTGTCTTACTATGATGCACCGCGCACAGTTTCACGCCAGCGTTTGATTAGTGAGAATATGCCTGAATCCATTCAGGAGTTGTTGGAGATTGTTGCCAAGAATGATGACCCGTTCTTGTGTGAAGAGTTTCTGGATGTGAAATACTTCCGCCAAATGAAACTTGCTGACAAAAACTTCAAGGACGCAAATATCCGTTGGCAGCAACACTTGATTCCGCTGGGTTACGAGCTTGTCGCTAATGCCGTGCGTATTCCAGAGATTGATAAGTCGTATTTACATACGGTTTACTCGAAGAATCCGACCCGATTTAAAAACGCATCAATGAAGGTTTCTGCGGCGATACGCCAATACGTTACTGACGCATCCAACCCAGAACTTGTGTATGACAAGAAATTTGAGGATGCCGCTGAAGAAGTTGATGAGAAAGAATTGGAAGATTTATAAAAAAAAGTGTTGCATATTGCTGTGAAACACGGTAATATGCAACTTCCTAAACCAAACTTATTTTGTTAACCACCAACTAAAGGAAGTCTGAAATGAAAGAAATTACTTTGACCCAACTCGCTGCCATCATGGTAAGTTTGACCGAAGCTCTCGACCGCAACACCAACGCACTGTTGTCTCAACAAGGCCAAGCACCTAATCCTGAAACGCACGCTGAAGTTGAAAGCAAAGAGCCTGAAGAAAAAGCCGTCGAAGCTCCTGCCGAAACACCAGCAGATGATGCTAACGAAATCAGCATGGACGTTGTTCAAGCAGCACTGCTGGACGTAAAAGCGAAACACGGCGCGGACGCTGCTAAGGCCATTATCAAAGAAATCGCTAACGTAGCCACTGTGAAACGCATCCCTGAAGACAAATATCAAGCCGTCATCGATGCGTGTGCTGCCAAGATTGAAGAAGACGTGGTTGAAGAGAAATCTGAAGAACCTGTTACTCCAGAACATTCTCTCGACGACGTGAAAGCCATGGCTAAAGAACTGGGTGCATTAGGTCGTGAGCATCTTGAGAAAGCCAAAGAAATCATCCTCGAAGTAGGCGGTGCAGCCAAAACAGCAGACGTGCCTGTTGAAAACTACGACAAACTGTATGACGCGCTCAAGGCGGCAAAAGAAGCTGCTGAGGCTGAAGCCGATTCTGATTTGTAATTTGAAAAGAGCGGTTTATCCGCTCTTTTTTTTTGTATGAGGTTTTGTATGAAAGAAATTGAAATCAAGCTCGATGGTCATTCTGTTTTCTCGCCGAGTTCGAGCGAAATGTGGCTGAATTGTTCGGGTAGTTTGTTGGCGAATTTAGCAATCCGTTCGGCGGAAGGCAGTAGCTCTTCTGAGGCCGCCGCAGAAGGTACGGTTGCACACGAGATGGCCGAAATCTGGCTACGCAGCGGTCACAAACCCATCAATCATTTAGGTGAAGTACGAACAGTCGACGGTTACGACGTGGAGGTGACTGAGGAGATGCTCGACTATGTCGCCGAATACGTCAACTGGTGTAACGACCAAGAAGGCGATAAGTTCGTGGAGGTCAAGGTTGATTTCAGCCATTTGACCCCTATTCCGAACCAAACTGGTACATCCGACCACGTTTGTTGCAGCGACGAGAAGCTGACCATCACCGACCTGAAATACGGCATGGGTGTCACGGTTGACGCTGAAAACAACACGCAGTTGCAGATATACGCGCTTGGTGTACTGCACGACTTTGGCTTCCTGTATGACTTCAAGACTGTTGAGATGCGCATTTGTCAGCCACGCCTGAATCATTTCTCGACGTGGGAAATTACTGTCGACGAACTGCTCAAGTTTGGAGAATACGTCAAGGAACGCGCGAAAGCTGCGCTTGAACCGAACGCCGAACGCGTCGTCACCGAGAAAGGTTGCCGCTGGTGTCGCGTGAAAGCTCAATGCCCTGAGCAAGCGCGTTATATCGAAGAGCTAATCGGTGACAAATTTGACGCAGAAGAACCTGTTTCAGAGCGAATTCAAAACGACACTTATCTGGCAAAATTGCCTGAAATTGACGAGTTGAGCATGGAAGATGTCGAAAAGATTTACAGTAAAATCAAAATAGTTACATCTTTCTTCAATGAAATTGAGAAAAAACTGCTTGACTTCGCCCTGAAAGGCGGTAAAATGCACTCATACAAGTTAGTCAGCGGACGGAAACAACGGAAGTGGGTTGACGAAGCCCGCACTCTTAATTTTATCCAGCAAGATACGGTATTCGACTTGGATGAGTTCCAACCAAGACAACTTGTTAGTGTGGCGCAAGCCGAGAAACTCTGTAAACGCCACAAAATCGACTTCGAGTCCTTGAAAACGATGGTAGATGAATCAAGTGGAAGACCCACCATCGCGCCTATCGGCGATAAGCGACCTGCTTTGAGCATTATCGACATGGATTCGAAGTTCGAAGACTAAAGAGATGTGAGCGTAACTCTTTCAAATCAAACGCTTGACAGGTCATTAACCAGTCGTCAGTGGCCTGTCTTGAACAATGGATGTAGTCTGGTATCGTTTTCAAGCTCCTTCGATAACAGCGTCGCTTTGGCGAGCGACCATCCGCCCTATTCAGAGTGTAATATCAGTTGGTAGATGGCCTGCCTTGGAAGCAGGAGGTCGTAGGTTCGAGTCCTACCACTCTGACCAGTTATTTGCTACCGTGTGGGCGGCAAACCAAAGAAAGCCCATGTAATTTTTAATATGTTAGGAAATAAAATGTCAAATATTGAGCGTAAAGTTGGTTGTTTGGTTGAGTACAAAGACGGTACTGTGATGTTGAAAAACGTGCCTACATGGTATGCACGAATTGACCATCCCCGTGCTTTTGAAGAAGGTGACAAGAAGAAATACAGTCTGACCGCCTTCTTGAACAAAGAAGAACACGCCAAAGAAATCAAAATTCTCGAAGACCTTATCCGTCAACACATGGCGAAAGGCGAAGACTGGGAAGACGTTCCAGTTAAAAACCGTTGCTTGTTAGACGGTAGCCGCGTTAAAAACCTCCCTGAAGACAGCGATATTCCAGACTTCTATCGCATTCGCTTCTCCGCCAACGAAAGTTTTCCTCCTGCCGTCCGCAACAGCGCAGGCACTAAGCTGAACCGCCGCGTCCCTGAAGACATGGAAGAAATTGAAGAATTGAACCGCAATGGTCGTCACATGACAATTCTGTTCGACTTCTACGGTTGGAAAAGTCCGAAATTCGGTGCTGGTATGACTCTGAATCTGCAAGCAGTTCAGGTTCACAACAAGCAAACCGATTTGAAACTCGGCTCAAGCGGTGTTAATGAGGGTGACGACGCTGATTGGGATACCGAAGAAGAGTTGTAAATCAACACCCATCACCCAGCAGGAATTAACCTGCTGGGTATTTTATTACCCATTGGTACTGACACACTTCCGAAATGGCTGCTGTTGTCTAACCAATCACAAAAGGAAATCATCATGTTTGACTATCGCTCAAACGTCGTAATCATGGATATTGAATGTTATCCTAACTACTTCTTGGTCGCATTCCGTGACACCTTAAACCCAGAAAAAACCAAGCATTTTGAGATGCGTAACGATTCCAATAAGCTCGATACAGCAGGTATCAAGCAATGGTTGCGTTCATCAACAGTAATCACATTCAACGGTAATCACTATGACATGCCGCTGCTTATGTACGCCTTAGAGGGTGTTAGTAACGCCGAGCTTAAAGAAGCGTCTGATTTGTTAATCGGCGCGGACTATATCGATGAGTTTGGCAAGAAGCAGAAACGTGAAGCATTGCGTTCTTGGGAATTTATGCGTCTGTATGAGCTTGAATATCCGTCATACATGCAGCATATTGATATTTTCGAAATCCCGACTGGCACATTGAGCCTGAAAGCATACGCTGCGCGAATCGGCTGTCAGAAGCTCCAAGACCTCCCGATTGATGCTGACAAGACCCTATCTCTTATCGAGATGGATGACATCGCAAAATACTGTGATAACGATACGGCGAACACTCTGCGCCTGTATGAAACCGTGAAGGCTCAAGTGGACTTGCGTATCGAGATTTCAAAGCAATATAAAATCGACGTTCGTTCCAAGTCGGACGCACAAGTCGGCGAGGCAATCTTTAAACACGTCATCGAAAAAGACCGTGGCCGTAAAATCTACAAGCCAGAGCCGAGTTCGATTAAGCGTCGCTTCAAGTACGACATCCCCGAATACATTTATTTCGAGCATCCGACGCTACAAGACCTGCATGACTTGCTGAAGCATACAGTGTTTGAAATCGAGCCTTCTGGTCACGTCAAAATGCCGCGCGAACTTGCCTCCATGAAGATTCAGATTGGTAAAGGTCTCTACACAATGGGCATTGGCGGCCTGCACTCAAACGAGAGTAGTCAAGCCATTATCGCCGCCGAAGACGAAATTATTTGTGATGCCGACGTAACGTCATATTACCCATCCATCATTATTAACGGCGGATACTATCCTGAAAACTGCGGTCTCCCATTCCTGCGAAACTACACGCGATTCCGCGATGACCGCGCGAAGTGGAAGAAACTGCCAGAGAAACAGACTATCTGTAATACCTACAAGATTGTACTGAATGGCTCGTTTGGTAAGTTGTCGTCAATTTACAGCTTCTTGTACAGCCCGAAAATGATGATTCAGGTGACTATTACAGGTCAGTTGTGTCTATTGATGCTCATCGAGCGTATTGAGAAAGCTGGATTACGCATTGTTTCAGCCAACACCGATGGTATTGTGATTTACGGCAAGAAGGATGACTTCTGGAAAGCCGAACGCGAGATTCACTTGTGGGAAATCGAGACTGGTTTCAACATGGAATTCACGCAGTATCTGGCGATTTATAGTCAATCCGTTAACAGCTATCTCGCCCTGAAAGCACCATCTAAAGGCGAAACAAAACTCAAATGGAAGCGCAAAGGCGATTACGCCGAACGCGGCTTGAGCCAGTCAGGTAACGGTCAAGTGTGTATCGAGGCTGTGATGGCGTATCTCGAACGTGGTATTCCTATTCGTGAGACCATCGAAGGTTGTACGGACTTCCTCAAATTTACGAACTTCCAGCAGGTAAAAGGCGGTGCTTATAAAGACGGCAAGTATCTCGGTAAGGTTGTGCGTTGGTACTACTCAACGAAGACAGACACAACCATCGTGAATTCGAAGGGTAATAACGTTCCGTTGACGAAGGGTGCGATGCCAGCCATGGATTTACCTGATGAGTTCCCGTCAGACATCGACTACGACTGGTACGTCCGCGAAGCATACTCCATGCTTGACCGTCTCGGCGTGCGCGGCGTGCCAAAGGAAGCGCAAGCGTTTGGTCTTGTCAAAGGCGGCGGTATCAAGTGGGGTCGTCGTGACGGCCAGCAGACATGGCATCGTATCGACCTGTCGACTAAAGACGCGTTGTGCGAAGCACGTCTTAAAGACCGCCATGATGAATGGGTTTATGCGGATGAGTTACCAGCAGATAGTCGGGTCTGCGGTAAATGTAAGCGCAAATGAAATCACTGAGCCAACGCGAAAGCCGCATTGAGAAAACCAGCCGCTTGCTTGCTGAAAAGCGCGGTTGGTTTCAGGTCAAAATTGAACGCAGTAGTGTGAATGGTTTCCCCGACCGACTGTTTATTAAAAACGGGAACACCATTTACGTTGAGTTCAAGAATGACGCTGGTAAATTGCGCCCTGAACAGGAACGAGTAATTGACACTATGCGCAAACACGGCGCGAGCGTTTACGTCATTTCCACACTGGAGGAAGCTGATGTCATATTTAGATAAATTGAAATCACGTTTTGACAACGTTGAGTTGGGTGAGCATCACTTGGATGAATATCAACTCACCGCCATCGAGTTCTTGAAGACTCACCCAAGAAGCGCGTTGTTTATCGACACTGGTCTTGGCAAAACGGCAATATGCCTCAAATTGATACGAGACCTTATTGATGACGACAAAATCAACAAAGTGCTGATTATTGCCCCTCTGAAAGTAGCTAACCAGACATGGGGTGATGAAATATCAAAATGGCATTTTTCCGCTCCGCTGTCACATAAATTGGTGCGAGCAGAACGCATTATCGAGGCGGTAAACGCATACGCGCGTAATGAGAAAACACGTCCGTTTAACGAATCTGACCTGAAGAAAATAAGCCGAAAGGTAAACACTAGGGTTAATAAGTTTTTGAAAAATAACCCTGACGTATCAGAGTCTGACAAAAACACCCTGATTGCCAAAACGCAACTCGCCGTTGAGAAAGAATATCGCAAATGGTTGACCGAGAAAGCTCGTGTTGAGGCTGCTGGTATTCAGATTCGAAAATACGAGCGTGAATGTCCTACGGTAATACACATCATAAATCACGAGATGGTTGAATGGCTTGTGAACGCGTGGGGTGCTAATGATTGGATTTATGATTGCGTCATTTACGATGAGAGTGACGGTATCAAGGATGCGACGACGAAGCGTTGGAAGGCGCTTGATTCAATCAGGCATAAAACAACCCACTTTTACGAACTCACTGCGACACCAGCGGCGGAAAATCATCTCGGTCTGTTTGCCCAGATAAAATTGCTCGATGGGGGTAAGCGTTTAGGTCGTACCATGACCGAGTACAAAGAGCGATACTTCAACGTTAATCCTTACAATTACAAAATCACTTTGAAAGAAGGCGCGGCGGATGCGATTGCCGATGCTATCGCCGACATCACGCTTGTGATGAAACAGGAAGACTATCTGAAGGATATTCCACCCTATGTGGTGGAAGACGTTCTGTATGAGTTGCCTGAGAAACAAAGGGAATTGTATAATGCTATGAGCAAGACGGGTATGATTGAAGTTGATGGCCGTGAAATCATCGCCGAACAAGCTGGTTCGGTATTGCAGAAGATGATGCAAATCTGCGCAGGCTTTGTATACGAGGGTACTGAAAGCATTAGCGACTTCGGTGCTGTCGTTAAAGACCGACAAATACATTATCTGCATACGGCTAAAATTGAGGCTCTGCGTGAGTTGATGAAGCGTCATCCAGACGAGAATTTCCTGATTTCATACTACCATCAAGGCAGTCTTGCATTATTGCAAAAACACTTCCCTGAAGCCATTAAGATGGATAGGCAAGGCACGCAAAAAGCCGCATGGAATCGTCGTGAAATTAAGATGCTGCTTATGCACCCGAAATCTGGCGCACATGGTCTGAACCTGCAAAAAGGTGGTCATATCGTAATCAACTTTGACGTATATTTCTCTTACGGCCAGTATTACCAGTTCTTGCGTCGTCTTGCCCGACGTGGGCAGGAGAATGACAAAGTGCTTGTCTACAATCTACTGGCCGAAAGAACCTATGACGTGGTTGTTAAGAAGGCTTGTTGGGAAGGTAAACAAAACACACAAAACGTATTTTTTGAACTGATACAGAAATGCAAAAAGGCTTTAAAGCATGGCTAACATGAAAAAGGCATCGACAGCATTATTGCTGGGTAATGGAACAAATGCCACGCTGACAATAGACGATATTTTGAGTAAGGGCGTGACTATTAAACAGGCCGCCCTGATTTTTCACGTCCATAACACAGAACTCGGCAACCTTGTGCGAAAGGCGAAGATTCAGCCGTCTGGCACGCGCAACGGTGCTGATATTTATGCTATTCGAGATATTGCGAGCGTATGCGTCCCGCCTGTCTGGACGGATGAAGAATGGGAGGAAGTGTTCCACAAGGGGCATTTCCCCATTGCGCTCAAAAAGGACTTCTGGGCGGCGAAAAAGGCGCGTCTGAGCTATCTCATCGAGGCTGGTGAGTATTGGCATACCTCCGAAGTGATTGACGCTGTATCTGAGCTTAATAAGACCTTTGCAATGGGTGTCAAACTTATTCCCGACACCATAGACCGTCTGACATCACTCACTCCTGAGCAACGAACCCTTATCGTGGAGTTACTCGACGAGGTGATGGAAGGCGTTGCTAAATCAGTGGTTGATAAGTTCGGCGAACGTGCGCAGAAAGAGCGTGCTGCTCGTTATGAAGATTTAACAGGAGAACAAGTAAATGACGTTGATGAGCGAGAACTCGAAGACCTTTAAACATATCGGGCAGTACGGAAGTCTGTCCGATATGTTTGTTGAATTGGCCTCAATATTACAACCTCCAGAACGCCTCACTGTATCCCAGTGGGCTGAGAAATACCGATACGTCAATAATCGCGGTTCGTATGTTGGTTATTGGAAGAACTCAACAACTCCGTACATGATTGAGCCGATGGATATGTTGAGCAGTCCTATTCATGACGGGGTTATCATGGCCGCGCCTGCGCAATGCGGTAAAACAGATGCGCTGATTGTTAACTGGACTGGTTACTCTATCCACGGCGACCCGATGGATATGTTGATTATTAACCCGACATCCGCGATGAGCCGTGACTTCTCCAAACGTCGTGTCGATAAACTGCTGCGTGATACCAAAGAATGCGGTGAGTTGCTCAACGGAGACCGCGATGCTGACAATATCAGCGACAAACATTTCCAAAACGGCGTATTCCTGTCATTGGCGCATCCGAGCGTATCCGAACTGGCAGGTCGTCCAATCCCCCGTGTCATGTTGACCGACTATGACCGCATGGATGACGACATCGGCGGTGATGGTTCGCCTTACGATTTGGCCGCAAAACGTACAACGACGTTTGGCTCGTATCGTATGTGCTTGGCCGAGAGCAGCCCTAGCCGACCAATCGAAGACCCTAACTGGGTTGAAGTGGCTGGCTCACACGAAGCCCCTCCGACTAAGGGTATTTTCGCGCTGTACAATCGAGGTGACAGACGCAGATGGTATTGGGCTTGTCCTCACTGCTCTGAGCGTTTCGAGGGTACATTCTCGATGCTCAAATGGGATGAGAAAGCCACGAACATGATTGACATTGCGGCCTCAACCTATCTGCAATGCCCTAAATGTTTTGGTCGGATTGAACAATCGCAACGTCACGCCATGCAACAAACAGGCGTGTGGGTTCAAGATGGAATGTATTTCAACCGACAGGGTGAGTTAGTGGGTAGTCCGCGTAAAACCCGTATTGCGTCCTTCTGGTTGCGCGGCGTGGCCGCTGCGTTTGTGAACTGGGGTCAACTGGTTACAATGTATCTGGCTGCTGAGGAAGAGTTTAAAACCACTGGCTCAGAAGAGGCGTTGCAGAAGTTTTACAACACCGACTTGGCCGAACCGTATATTCCGAAATCACAAGTTTCACAACGATTACCTGAACACCTGAAAGACCGCGCGATTGACATCGGTGAGCGCGTTGTTCCTATCGGTGTTCGAAATTTGATTGCTTGTGTCGACGTGCAAAAGAACCGATTTGTTGTTCAAGTACATGGCATTTCCGCTGGCGCACCGTTCGACATTACAGTGATTGATAGATTCGATATTCGTAAATCCGCGCGTGTTGATGCCGATGGCGACAATTACTTCGTCCGTCCAGCGACATTCTTCGAGGACTGGTCTTTAATTGAAACCGAAGTAATGGATAGACTGTATCCTCTGGCTGACGGCAGCGGTCGACGTATGGGTATTACGATGACTGTTTGTGACAGTGGTGGTTATGCGCGTGAGAAAGGTGAAAGCGTTACATCAATGGCCTATGATTTCTATCGTAGCCTGAAGAATAAGCGTAAAGCCGCTCGATTCCACTTGGTGAAAGGTGTTGTTACACCGAACTCACCGCGAGCATTTATCACATACCCAGATGCAACCAAAAAGGACGCGTTGAGTGCTGCGCGTGGTGACGTACCAGTCCTGATGCTTAACTCAAATATGCTGAAAGACACCTTGTCAAACAGGCTTGATTCAACCGAAGTTGGGCATGGTCTGATTACCTTCCCAGACTGGCTATCTATCGAGTTCTATCAGGAGTTATGCGCCGAGATACGAAGTCCTACGAAATGGGAAAAGATTCCGCATCAAAACAACGAAGCGTGGGACTTGCTGTATTACTGCATCGGTGTATCAATCTCAAAACTGTTGATGATTGACCGTATCGATTGGGCAAATCCGCCGCCGCTGTTTGATGAATGGAATAAAAACCCATTGGTTTATGCTCCAGTTGATGCAACGGACGAAACAGGAGATAATGTTGTCATTCACGATGCCCAACAATCTTATTCCGAGTTGAGTTGGGATGAAATTAACAGATTACAGGGAGCGTAGTATGAGTTGTAATTGCACATCATACACACCAGAGCAATTAAAAGACGCGAAAGACGCGTATTTCCGTATTGCGTCTGGCCAAAACGTAACGGTGGTGATTGACCAGAATGGTGAGCGCATCGAGTATCAAAAGGCGAATTTATCCGTATTGGCGGACTTAATTCGTCGAATGGAGATGGAGCTACGCGCCTGCGGTATGCTTGACGGCGGACTGCATGGTCAAGGTTATCGTCCGTTGCGAGTATACTTCTAGGAGATATTATGTCAGGTATTGACGGATACAAATCACACGGCGGTACGGGTGGTCTTGATGGCGCAAACCGAACCAGCCGTGAAATGGCAACGTGGGAAGCATCTCCGTTGCCGATGGATGCGATGTTGCGTTTTGAAAAAGACATTATCGACGACCGCGCTCGTGACGTAGTTCTCAATGATGGCTATGCCAGCGGTGTTGTGGCCATTCATAAAGACAACATTGTCGGTTCTCAGTTTAAGCTGAACTCACAGCCGAACGTTGATGTTTTGGATGTTGATGATAATGAGTGGCTATACAACTTCCAGCGCATTGTCGAATCAAAATTCAACAACACGGCATCGAGTGCTAAACACTGGCTTGATGCCGCTGGTATTAAAGACTTTACTGCAATGGTGCGACAAGCGGTTGGTGTGTTTTTGATTCACGGCGAGGTTCTTGCCGCTGCTGAATGGATTACCGACCAAAAACGTCCATACGCAACGGCTATTCAGATGATTAGCCCGAAACGTTTGAGTAATCCAAACGGTCAGATGGATGACGCAACACTCAAAGCAGGTATCGAACGTGATAAATATGGTCGACCTGTTGCTTATCACATCATGGAAGCACATCCATACGATTACACTCAAACCGAGAAATTGTTTAAGTGGAAGAAAATCCCTGCTGAAACCAAGTGGGGTCGTAAGCAAATTATTCACATCATTGACCAATTAATGCCCGAACAAGTGCGCGGTGTAAGCGAGATGGTGAGTGTATTGAAGCAAATGCGTATGACTCGTCGTTTCCAAGACGTTGAGTTACAACAGGCCGTCTTGCAGGCAACGTATGCTGCAAGCATTGAAAGTGATTTACCGCCGCAAATGATTACTGAAATTATGGGCGGTAATCCGAACGGTGTGAGCTTTGATATTGCCGCCAAGTCAATGCTTGGCTCTATCCTGCAACATACTGCGACCCGTGATATTCAGTTGGATGGCGCACGAATCCCAGTTCTGCACCCGAATACTAAACTGAACCTGCAACAACTCGGTCAGCCGAGCGGTACTGGTTCTGAGTATGAGCAGTCACTGCTGCGTCATATCGCGGCTGGTCTTGGTGTCAGCTACGAGCAGTTCTCACGCGACTACACCAAAACAAACTATTCCAGCGCACGCGCGAGTATGAATGAAACATTCAAATTTATGCAGTCACGCAAAAAGGCCGTCGCGGATAAATTTGCGACTGAAGTCTACCGCTTATGGTTGGAAGAGCAAATCAATAACGGTTCTGTTCCTTTGCCGAAGGGTAAGACAGCGGCATGGATTTATGAGAATCCAGAAATCTTCGATGCTCTGGCTCAATGCTCATGGATTGGCGCGGCTCGCGGTCAAATCGATGAGATGAAGGAAACACAGGCGGCCATCCTCAAAACCAAGTTTGGTCTCTCAACGCTCGAAATTGAAGCGGCTCGCATGGGCTACGACTGGCGTGAATTGTTGGCGCAACGTAAGCGCGAACAGGAGGAGATTGAACGCTTGGGTATTGTCATTGATGATGGCGCGGAAAAAGCTGTTGTAAACAAAAAATCTTCAAAATCTGGGGAGTCTGTTGATTCCGATGATAAAAAAGGAGATAATTCCGATAACGAAAATTCGAAAGATGGCGAAAATGAGTAATTCAGTACATCCTATTGTTGCGTCTCTTGCCTCACAGCAAACGTTATATCTTGCTGTGCAGCAGGAGGCTGCTGGTAAATTTTTGACCGATTTGAACGTCAACATGACTAACCCAGTGTTGCAAACAGAAGAAGGTCGCGTCGACATGGTTAAACAAACTATGGCTCGAAGTATCGGTGCTTCTGCGGTGGGCGGCGTTACAATGTATGGCAGGATTGGTACAACAGCAGTAATTCCTGTATTCGGCGCATTGATAAATCGATTTAACGCGACTTTTGGTTTTATCACTGGCTACAACTACATCAAAAATGCAATCGCAACTGCATTGGCTGATGAGTCTGTCGATAACATTATCTTGGATATTAACTCTGGTGGTGGTGAAGTCGCTGGTTGTTTTGAAACAGTTGATTACATCAAAGCGGCGCGTTCGCAAAAAGAAATTCATGCCATCGTTGACAGTAATTGCTATTCTGCGGCATACGCGATTGCTTCGGCGTGTACGTCGATTAAAGCTACACCAAGCAGCGGAATCGGTTCTATCGGCGTTGTGGCCATGCACGCAAGTTACGAGAAAGCACTGGAAAAGGAAGGTATTTCTGTAACATTCATCAAAGCTGGTGAACACAAAGTTGACGGCAACCCATACGAAGAATTGACTGATTCTGTAAAAGCGGATATGCAAAAAAGAATTGACGCAACTTATAATAGCTTCGTATCATTAGTGGGTGCGAACCGTTCGCTTGCCGTTGAAGATGTAGTAAAGACGCAGGCGGCGTGTTATACTGCGCAAGATGCAAAATCGATTGGTCTCATCGACGACGTAATTAGCGTCGAAGGGGCTGTTAAGTTAATCACGGAGGGACGTATGTCTAATGAAAATACAGTTCAGGCGGTAAACGAAACCAAAACTGAACAGCAGGCTCAAACGCCTCAAGCCCCTGTTGCCCAAGCCGATGTAAATGCTGAACGCAGCCGCATTCAGAGCATTATCACCGCCGAAGCAGCTACCAAGAACAGCAAATTGGCACATCATCTGGCGTTCAACACCAGCATGAGTGCTGAAGATGCTATTCAGACCCTGAATGCCGCAGCGCAAGATGTTAAAGAGCAACCTGTTGGCCAACAACCAGCCGCTCAACAGCCAGCCGCAGCAGTTAACCTGTTGGCCGACGCAATGGCTCAAACCAAACAGCCTAACGTCGGTGCTGATGCAGGTGATGTGTCTGAAGCAACCAAACTGGCCGCCGACATTGATGTTGTTGCCAGCTTCCTGAAAAACGACCAATAAGGATTTAACCATGTTTGCGAAAAGTGAAAAAATTACAGCGGTTGGCGGTGAGCATATTCCGTTGTTCGCCAAACAAACCCCGTTACCAGTTACTGAAGTGCTTGTTGCAGAACATAACATTGAGCAATACATGCTTGTTGTAGTGACTCCTGCTGGCAAAGTCAAGCAATCCGCTGCGGACTTGTTTCAGCCATTGTCTGGTGGCAATCGTCTCGGTGTCATTGCGTATCCTGCAAAAGCAAATGAGCCTGTTTCCACATATGTACATGGCACATTTAATATCAACGCAATTAAATACCCGAATGGTTTGTTTCAGAAGACAAATCCAACTAAACAGGAAATGCTGACTGTGTTGAAAAACATTGCTTCACCAGTAATCTTCTTCGAAGATTGTGAAACAAACCCAGTACAACGTACTTAAGAAAGGTTAATTATGCCAAATGCACAAACTTTAACGGAGACCCTGATTCAAGGCGGCTTGATTCGCAAGCTGGAAGCTCCGAAATCCTTCTACCGCGCCCTGTTCGGTAACACTTTCTTGGCCAAATCCGACGTGATTATCTTTGACGACGTGTTCGAAGATTATCGTGGTATCGCCAAATTCGTTGCCCCTAACGTGGTAAGTAAGGTCAACCAAAACAAAAACTTCGATGTGAAATCTTTCCGTCCTGCGTACGCTAAGGAAAAAGACTCCATCGACGCATGGGACGAACGTCTGCAACATCGCGTAGCTGGTGAACAACTGTTCGGTAGCATGACTCCTGCTCAACGCGCAATGGCAATTCGCGCCAAGCAAATGCAGATGCACCGCATCAAAATGGCTAACCTGTACGAATTGATGGCTTTCAACGCCTTCTCTCGTGGCGAATTGGCTATTAGCGGTGATGACTACCCAACCACAACCGTAAGCTACTTCCGTGACCCTGCTTTGACAATGAGTACCTTGGGTGCTGACAAATGGACTGCGGCAGGTGTTAACCCATTAACCATCTTGGCTAAGATGTCTGATTTGGTGTATGAAAAATCACACACTTCTGAAGTCGACACCCTGATTATGGGTCGTGGTGCGTGGGCTGCCTTCTATGCCTACTTCTCCGCCAAAGAACGCTCTCATTTGCTCGACCGTAACATTCGTGGTTCTGATTTGACCATGAACCTGTTGCACGTTGGCGATGTACGCGGCGTTGCTATGGTGGCTCGCTTCACAGCCTTGAACGGCACAACCATCGAAGTGTACGTTGACAACCGCAGCTACTTGGGCGCAGACGGCTTGCCGAAACGCTATGTTGCTGACGGCGAAGTTATCGGTTTCGATAGCCGTGAATTTGCAGGTGTGATGGCCTTTGGCGCAATCAAAGACGCAGATGCTGGCTGGGTTGCGACTGAAATGCACCACAAAGAATTCCGCGTTGACGAACCGTCGACTACCTACCTGTTGACCCAATCTGCCCCATTGCCGATTACGCTGACTCCAAACAGCGTGTTCCGCATCGCAGATGTAACTAAATAAGGATGCCCGAAATGTCTGAAACTATCAAAATGGTTAAATTCAAAACCAACGTGTCTTTTGTCGGCAGTGACGGCGTTCTGTACTTCGGTGGTAGCGTTGTTCAGTTGTTTCAAGAAGACTTTGACGGTCAGGTTGAAGTCTGTGAGGAGTTCGGTTTGCCAGCGCCTGAGTTGATTGAAGAAATCGAAGCAGTTGTTGAAGGCGACAAAGAGCCTAAAGGCGAAAAACCTAAAGGCCGTGGTAAGAAAGCTGCTCAACCTGAAGGCGAAAAAGAACCTGAAGGCGAAAAACCTGAAGGCGACGAGTCTGAACTGTAACGCTTCTTAGCAAATAGGTTTCGTGTTAGAATTAACGCGAGACCTATTTTTTTATGGAATAAAGCCATGAGCTACATTGATATTTATGACGATGTTCGAAAACATTGGGAAAGCGACAGTGGTGGTACAAACGCTGCGGCTGCACAGATTTCGTTAAAGGATTTCAAACTGAGCGGTAACTCGCTTAGTGCAACAGTTGGCGGTGTGACAAAGACTGTTGATTTGAGTCCGATTATTCCGAGAATAACACCCGACTTGCATTTGAAATCGGTTACTCCGAGCGCGGATAACAGTAAGCTGATTTTCAAAATCGGCGAAGCTGGTAACACAACACACGACCAAACCGTCGAGATGAATTTCAAAGAGCAGGTCGTTAAGCTGGTTGGTACACCAGCAGCACCGTATAACGACGCAGAACTTAAGCGACGCATTGCAGCACTTGAAACAGCACAACAAACTGGCGGTGGAGGTGGTACAACCTTCAAGGAATTTGAGGCGAAGTATATTCCTAGAGCGACTCTTGGTAATTTTGAAAACAACGAGTTCGTGTCTGTTAATTTCACCAAAACGTTTTCCAAAGTACCTTTTGTGCTTGTTACCATTGACCTTAAAAATGACTCGGCTTCACGTTTTGCATATATAGCAGGTGTCAAAACAACAGGTTTTAAATTCGCTACAAACTACGCGCCTGACGTTAAAGGTATCTGGTATCAAGCCTATGTCGTGGAGTAATAGATGAGTTTCCTTGATATAAAACGCAAAGCTCGCGCCGATTTGCATCATGAGATGGGTGTTCCGTCCAAGCATATTTCGGCGGCGAGCGGTCGCGTGTCTGATTGCCGCGTGCGTGTGCATACCAAGATAAATCTGACTGGCGATATTGACTATCAAGGTTTCGCGGAATTATCCGACGGCGGTGTTCTCGTGCTGTGTACGATTCGTGAAGCCCGTGCGCTTGGATTCAGCGTCGGCGATAAAATCGTCTATGATAGCAAGGAGTATGTGCTGAACACCCGATTGGATGACGATGGAATCTACATCGAGAAGTGGCAGGCCACTCACTTACAGCATCGGGTGAATCATGATTACGATTGACTTGGAAAATCTGGTATCGCTGGAGAAGATGTTCAAGACCTTTCCAGAAAGAACCGCAGAAGCAGCACGCTTGGCTATCAATCAGACGGCCAAGCGTGAGGCGTTATCGCGCGTTCGACAGGATATGCGCAAGCAAATCAACTGGAAAGCATCGTATCTGAATGACCCTGATAAGACAGGTGTTGCGAAATATGCAACAAAAGGCTCGCTCGTTGCCGCAATTTACGCCCGTGACCAGCCAACGATGCTTAATAGGTTTCGCCCTAACCCGAACACCATGCCGTCAAAAACGACAAGTGGGGTTAAAGTAAAGGTCAAGCCGACATCCACGAAGGTGATGAAACACGCATTTGTTCACCAGTTCAGAAAATCTGGTAATATCGGTATTCTTACGAGAACAAAAGGCGGTGGTTCAACACCTCCTAGCGGCATTACTCACGGCGGTGGTCGCTATATTCAGTCTATGCGTGCATGGCTGTTGTATGCGCCATCCGTAGACCAAGTGATGTGGGATACCGCAAAACGCAATCAAGCCCGAATCGCAAAATATCTCGAAGTCGAGTTCTTGCGACAATTCAACAGATTGGAAAAATTATGAAAGAGCATATCCGTTTAACAGCACTCAAAAAATTATGCGCCTTGCTTGAGCAGGAAACTGGTGTACGCGTCTATCGTGGTCGTCAGGTAATCGGCGCAGACGTTACGCTACCATGTATTGTCATCAACGAAACAATTCGTGCTGGTAACAGCAACACTGGTGCGGACGAAGGCAGGACTGTGCGCAATGACCGTGTGGACTTCCTGCTGTCGGGTTATGTAGATGTTGAGAACGTTGAACACCCTATCGACGTGGCCTATGAGCAGATTGCTAAAATCGAGCAGGCGTTCAATAAAATCCACGCTATTGATGGCGGTCGTTTCGGTGGTGCTAAGTACAAAGAGTGGTATAATCTCGGCGGCTTAGTGAGCAACTTCAAATACGATTCTCCTGTTTGCCATAACCCTCCTGATGAGGTACAATCGAAATCGTATTTTTATATCTACTTTTCATTCAGCGTTGCGTATGATAATTCAAATCCGTATGCTGAACTTGATTAATTAACTAAAGAAAGAAAGGGTAGCAAAATGGCTATTACACGCGGCGCAACCAAAGCCTTAGTGCTGGCAAATGGACGCATCGAGTTCAATCAGTTTCCCATCGTAAATGGTGTGGAACGCCAAGCTGACGCTAAGGGCTTCCGTTACTTGGGTTCGTCCAAAGAATTGAACCTGACCCAAGAGAACGAAACTCTGGAACACAAATCATCCGAGTGCGGCTTCAACACAACCGACGAAGAAATCATTATCTCTTCCAAGTTGACTGGTAGCTTCACACTGGACAACATCAACACCGAAAACTTGGCAATGTTCTTCGCTGGTGAAGTTAACGCTCAAACCCAAGTTGCCGCCACTGGCAAAAAAGACACACTGAAGGTTTACCCTTCTCTGGGCTACCGCTTGGGTACAAGTAAAGAAAACCCGAACGGCGTGTTCGCTGCTACCATCACCAAGATTGAAGTGTTTGCTGACGAAGCCAAAGCCAAAGCAGGTACTCCAGTTGCAGCTACTCTGGTGGAAGGTGTGGACTACGAGTACACTCCTGAAACTGGTTTCCTGATGATTGGTGATACCGCCAGCACTACCAAAATTAAGGCCGAAGGCTCTTGGGTTGTTGTGACTTACGACCTGAAAAAAGCGGCTCGTGATGTCATCATCTCCAAAGGTCAATCTATCGTTGGTGAATTCCTGTTCCGCGGCTGTAACGCGAAAGGTGAAAACCGTCAATACTGGATGCCGAAAGTGCGTTTGTCTCCTAACGGCGATTTCGCATTGAAAGGCGGTGAAGAATGGTCTAGCATGGCATTCAACATTACCGCTCTGGAATCCGAAGGCGCAGGCTCTATGCTGTACATTAACGGTCAACCGACTACATTGGTATAAGCATTAATGTTGCATGAAACATGGCGAAGTGATATAGTCCGCTTTGCCATGTTTTTTTTTATGAGGTAAATTACAATGAAAATGAATCTTGCGGGATTGATTTCCCCGACAAAGGAAGTTCACGGCGTGACCGTCCGTGGTTTGAATTTTGCCGATTTGTCTGCTCAATGGCAGTCTAACGGCGTGCGCTTGATGGAAGCATTTGACGAAGTGATGGCTAAATCCAAAGGCTCTGAAGACCTGATGGATGTTGCCAACAGCATTATCAAATATGCTCCTGATTTAGCGCGTGCTGCGTTCCTGTCAGCCATTAACGACAAGGGTGAAAAACACCCCGTCGGCGATGAAGAACTTACTGCTGCGCAAATCTGGGATACTCGCATGGGTATCGGCAAGCAGATGGATATTGTGATTGCAATCATCGACTTGACGATGAATGAATCCGACAATTTAAAAAAAAGACTGCTGGCAGCACTGGACAAACCAACCATCCAGAAAATGCTGGCGGAGAAGGCGACTTCGGAGAAGTAGACCCTTACCATCCATTCGAATCCTTCATGTTAAGTCTAAGGCGAGATGTGAGTATCTGTTTAGCAAACGGACACTCGCAGGCTCGCCTTTATTCGCTTATAATGTTACGCAATGAGGCGGAGTTAATACGCGAACGCCGTCGTCAGGATTTTGTTTTATACGGAACTCTGACAAAAATGATTTTTGACGCAAGTAATACTGATATTAAGCAGGATGCGTTAAAAGAGTTGAACGCAGCATTACGAGATATGCTCAATCATATAGGAACTGGTCATTATGGCTGAAAATCGCTCAGTTGAATTAGAAATCCGCGCACAGGATTACAGTGGTAAAACCATCAACGACGTGCGCAAGAACATTAAGGGTCTGAAAGACGACCTGAACGAACAGGCAAAGTCGGCTGCAAAGGGTAAGGCCGACTTTAAAGCCTATGAAGCCAGTCTGAAAGGATTGGCTTCTGCTGCGACTAAACTTACCGAGTTACAAACAATGCTTGGTAAGTTGTCTAAACTCGCCGATAACGTGGCATCAAGTGCTGAACGCGCCAAAGACGCGAGTGATGCGTATGACGACTTCGCCAACAAAATCAGCGCACTCGGCGTGCCGACTAAAGCGCAGGCCGATAAATTAGCGCGATTGGAAGCTAATCAACTCAAGGCTGCTGAAGCCGCCAAGAAACAGGCTGATGCTTATGAGCGTCAACGCCTTGAGGCTGAAGCGCATGGTTTGGCTACAAACAACATCCAACGCAGTCAAGAGGCTCTGACTAAGACCTACGAGCGCACGCTGCAAACCATTATCGACATGCGCAATGCGCAGGCCGCGCTGCAACGCCAAAATGAAATCACTTCTCGTGCCGCCGACCGACGCAAAGAGTTGCAAGAGCAGATTCGCCTGCAACAAGAATCTCTGAAGTTGGCGCAACAACAAGCAGCCGCCGAAGCAGCACGTCGACGTAATATTCAGAGTCAACGCAATCAGATAAACGCTCAACGCGTATCTATCGCGCAGCAGATTGCTGAAGCCAAAGCAGCGCAACAAGATTCTGTTTCAAAGACAGTCAGTGATGCACTGAATCCATCACGCAGCCATAAAAACGCGATGGCTGACATCACTACGTCTGTACGCAACGCAAGTACTGCAATGCGCAAATCTACGACAGACGTTAAGGCTCTGAGCGATGCAATGGATAAACTCCGCGCGGCTCAGGAAAAACTCAAAGTCGTGGCTGGTAATATTGATTTGTATCGCAAACAATCCGCTGAGTTGGCAAAACTCCGTGCTGCGTATGAATCAACCCGTAACGAACATGCCAAACTGAATGCACGCGTTGGTAGTGGTAATGCAACGTCTCAAGAAATTGCAAGACTGCGCCAGTTGGTAGCCCAATTAAACCAATCTGGCGCGGCCTTCGCGCGTCAAAAAGTTGCGGTTGAACAAACTGCACGCATTCTTGGCGAGGCTGGCGTTAACGTCGATAAACTCACCAAAGCAGAGCAACGTCTGGCCGCAAACGCAGCCCGAACAGCCGCTGCGTCAAAAGCTCTGGACGGTAAGATTAAAGAACTGTCTAAATCAACAGGCTCAACAGCGGAAGCGTTTGACCGCTGGCTTAAGGGTAAACAAGGCATTCTCGTATTCTTGCAACAGGCACGCGGTAAAGTTTTGGCTCTGAGTGCTGCACTGGGTGGCTTGTATCTGGCTCTTGATAAGGTCGTTAAAGACGGTCAGGAAGGTGTTACGCTGAAGATTCGTGCCGAAGTGTTGGCTGATAACTGGGATACAACCGCAGGCGAATTGGAGAAGTATTTCCGCGATACCGCAGAACGCATGGGTTTGGAACTGGGTACAATTATTCAGGATTCGGCTAAACTGTTTGTGGCTGGTAAAGAGGCCAAACTTGACTCGAATACCGTGAAATACATCTTCGAACAGTTCTCTGGCTTCGGTCAATTAATGGGCGCGGATTCCGAAACTCAATCTGGTATCTACAAAGCCCTTGAGCAAATGCTGTCTAAAACGACTGTTCAGGCCGAAGAGTTGAAAGGTCAGTTAGCCGACCGCTTGCCTGCTGCAACCAACCTGTTTGCTAAAGCATTGGGTGTGACAAACGCCGAACTCATGACAATGATGAAGGACGGTAAAGTTCTCGCTGCCGACGTATTGCCTAAAGTGGCTGCGCTGATTGAAGAGACTTATGGTTCAAACATTGAGAAGACCCAGAAGTCTTTGGTGGCTGAACAGTCACGTCTGAACAATGCGTTTAAAGACTGGATGCGTATCATTGCTGACGCAGGTGTCATGGAGAACTTCACTACTCTTCTGCGTGAAGTGCGTGACTTCTTCCGCTCCGACGAAGCGAAACAATGGGCTGAAGCAATCGCAAAGGCATTGAATGTCGCTATTGATGCGCTGCGCTGGGCGGTTAAACACGCCAACGAATTGGTTATCGCCTTCGGTGCGTTACTGACAATCGGCGCGGCTCAAATGTTCGTAGCACTCGCTGCGACTATGCGCACGTTCGGGCTGGGTTTGAAAGCCGCAGGTACGGCCATTACAAACTTCGCCGTCAAGATGGGTTTGATTGCCAAAGTAGCACCTTCTGTTGGCACTGGATTGGGTGGCGCGGCTGCCGCTGGTGGTCGATTGGGCTTACTCGTTGCCCCAATCTCACGCCTGATTGGTGTGCTGACTTCCGCCGCTAAGATTGCCGTCGGACTGTATAAGTCATTCATCGTGTTCGAGGTCGTCAGCGCAATCTTCGAAGGTATTGTGCGCGGTATTAACCGATTGAGCGGTGAGTCTGAAGACGCTGTATCTGGTATGCAGATGCTGTCTGATGTATTGTGGCTGATTTCAGAAGCCTTCGGTATTATCTCCGAAGCCATTGGCGTATTGGTTAAAGGCATTGCTGATTTCGTTGCCGATGCGGTTGAGTTGATTGGCTCATTCTTTGTCGATACAACCAAAGAATCCAACAAGAGTGCTAAAGAGTTTGAAAGCGGTTGGACTGGCGCAATTCGCTTTGTTGCGCGACTGATTGACGCATTGACCGCTACGTTTAAGTCAACATTCCTCTATCTGGGTGGTCTCGCCGACTACGTTGTTAAGAAATTCAAGGGTATTGAAGCAAGCCTTCCAGATGCCGACCAAATTAACTTGGACGTGTCGCTGGAGGTTAATGAGAATGGTGTTGAAGCCAAACTCAATAAACGCCTTGAGGAGATGCGTAAAAACATCGCCGACACTGACAACGACATCACTCAAAAGACTGCACTGGAAGCGGCAAACCGAGCCGCTAATGATGCTGCTAAAAAGGCTGAAGAAGCGAAGGCTCTCGACGAGAAGGTCAACAAGGCTCGCGAGAAGGCTGAACAGGCTCGCCAACGCGCAGAAGAAGCCGCTCTTAAACGCCTTGAGAAAGAATTGTCTTATGAGAAGATGATTCAGAAACTCATTGATTACCGCGAAGGCCGTCTGAAAGATGACCCGATGAAGGGTTACAACAATCTCGGCGACTGGTACTTGGGCGAACGTCAAAAAGTTAAATCGAAATACGCGGCGAACGACCCGTATGAGAATTACTCTTCAGGCGGTTCAAACGGTACGTCCTCCTACGCTGTCGATAAACGCGCTGCTGCCGCTGCTGACTTGGCAACCAAAAAAGCTGCTGCTGACTTCACAGGTCAATGCGCGACTTACGTCAAACGTGCGCTGGCTGCTGTCGATTCTCAAGCCGCTCCGTATATCAAAGGCAATGGTAATCTGACTGCTAAGAACTTGTTGAAATACGGTAAAGGTTGGCAACAAGTGCCTTATTCAGCGAATTATGTTCCACAAAAAGGCGACGTGGTTAGCTGGGGTGCTATCAAAGGTCATCCATACGGCCATACTTCTATCTATAACGGTAAGGAGTGGGTATCTGATACCAAGCAAGGTAAATATGGTATTGATGCCAAAACAGGCGCGTCTTCGCGTGCTTACTTGGCAGAAATGGCTCGTAATCCGAACTACAAACCAACGATTGTGCGTTTGAGCGGTGGTAACTCCGTAACGATTACAGGTTCTACTGGCTCAGTCAGCCATAATACGGCGGCTGACAGCAAAGTGCTTGATTTCTATAAGGCTCAAGAGGAACGCTGGAAAAAAGACAAAGCCTTAACTAAACAGCAGAAAGACGACGATTCAGCATTCGACAAAGCCGAATCTTTGGTTGAAAAAGTGACTGAAGAGGCTCGTGAAGCAATCCGCGAGATGTATAAGGCAATGGGTGTGAACGGCGTTGAGGGTTTGATTAACCGCGACCCATCAACCCTGTCTGTTGACCTGTCTGGCTCTACGCTGAACGAGATTATCGACGGCTTCAAGAACATCATTCAACCTGATAATGACAAACAGGTTAAACAGATGCTTGAGGTTCTTACTCTGGAATATGCCCAAAGTAAGAACGTCAGCCGTAAAGAGGCTCTTGCTTGGTCTAAACAGCTTGAACCGCAACTGGCTAAATACGCTGAATTGCAAGCGCAGAAAGCTCTCGGCGAACAAGTCGATGCCTTCCTCGATTCGCTTGAGAAGAAACGCAACGATATTGAGAAGGAACGCGCAAACAGCGCGGAATATCTCGGCAGTGCGGTATCGCGCGGTGTGATTACTATTGAAGAGGCTCAGGCTAAGATGTCTGAAAGCACTCTGAAATATGTTGAACGCATGACGGATGCCATTAAGAAACTTGATGAGATAATCAATAGCGAAGCGTTCTCCAAACTGTCACCAGAACAGCAAACTGCGATTCTGAATCAGCGTGAACGACTTGGTGCAGAGCAGTCTGATTATCAGTCTAATCCACGCCGTCAGGCTGCAAACTTTGCCGTTGATTCAATGGCAAAACGACTGGATGACTTCTTGCAACGCAAACGTCAGTTCGAAGAATTGCAGGAACAACTCGTCGTAAGCGGTCAGCAATCCATCACTAAGATGGAAGAGAATGTTCAAGCATACTTGAATAACATCGCTCCGCAGATGAAAGAGTTGGTTGCAGACGCTCAAAAAATCATGTCTTCTTTTGGTGATTCGGCGGCATACGCGAACCTTACAAATCTTGTAACAAAGATGAAGGATGTTCGCACCGAAACAACCCATAGTAAGGGCGAAGTCGAGTTGATGAATGCTGCGTACGGCGTGCTTAATGACGGAGCAATGACTGCGTTTGAAGGTATTGCCAGTGGTCTTGCTGGTATCGCAACAGGTGCTGTAAGCAGCCGTGAAGCGTTTGCAAACTTGGGTCAGGCGATGGCTCAATGGGCGGCGGAGGCTTTACGTCACATGGCGAAAGTGATTATCCAGCAACTTATCAGTCTTGCGATTCAGAAAGCCCTTCAGTCATATTTTGGTGGCGGTGGTTCTGACGTGCAGATGCCAGATACATCGAGCTTCGGTCAATACGCAGCCCTGTTCCATACAGGCGGTGTTGTTGGTCGCGGTAAAGCTGGTGGTAAACGGGTGAATCCGCTTGTTTTCAACGGTGCTGTACGTTATCATAGTGGTGGTATCGCAGGACTCGCACCAAACGAAGTTCCTGCTGTTTTACAGAAAGGTGAGGAGGTAATCACTAAAAATGACCCTCGTCATAGAGATAACGCAAATTCTTCATCATCGAACCAGCAGCAGTTGACTGTTATTAACACCTTCGACCCAGTAGAGGCCATGAACCTCGCTCTGGCATCAAGCAGCGGTAGGAAAGTTCTTATCAAGGCAATGGGTCGAGAGCAACGCGCGGTTAAACGAATTGGTGGGGCTTAGTAGAAAGGAAAAGTAATGGCTGTTGAAATAGGAACAGCCTCCAATGCAAGGGATTTGGTGTCAAAACTCGAAAAGTTTCTGACAACAAATCCCGAATTGGTTCAAGCCAACCAAGCATGGGAGGTTATTAAGGATGGCGATGGTGATAAGGTTGTTGATGTAGATGAGACCTATGACGATATGTACGATGAAGAAGAAGAAGTGAAATTCGGATGGGTATATCGTCGACGTTTCATCGGGCATGGTCTTGATGGTCAGGATACGATTGTTGTACCAATGGCGATGTACGTTAATGAGAAGTACAAAATTACATCTTTATGCGCATGGTATGCTACACAAAATGATATAGCCAAAGAGATTTCTACTTATTTTGCAAAGGTTAAATTTGGAAACATTTTTACAGCAATTCCGTTAAAGAATGAATCAATGAATTATTGGTTCGTCGCAAATGGACGTAGATTTATACTTGTGGTTAAGGTGGAGCAATACTACCTTTCCATGTATTGTGGGTTTATGTTGCAATTTGGGACTGATTTGGAAAATACATATCCTGTGTATATCGGAGGCAGTCATAACAATAACTACGCGCGAATCGGCGATGAAGATGCTGGTACACCAATACATGAAATAAATTTTGATTACGGTGGGTTTCATGACCCGTTCACCAAAGACGATACCGCTGGTTTACAGGGAGATATAAGCTCTTGTTTTTGCAATACCCCAAATGGAGTCGTGGCGATGATTGCTAAAAGCACCGAGTCTCTGGGTGGCGGACGGGATACTGAAAAGTACACGAGTGGTTATATATTACCGTATAGATATATTACGACTGTGAGTGGCTTACATGTAATATACCCAATAGAAATAACAGCAGTGTATAGTTTGCCTGCTACAATTAATACTCACGTTGGTCACTGGCGCGAAGCATCCACTGTCGGCTGGTTGCAAGGTGCTTATTTTGTGAGTGGTTTGAATAACACACCTGAAAAGGAGTTGGTTATTGGGGATAAACGGTATTTGTGTTTTCCGTCGATGCAAAACAGCGACAGCAGTAGCTACAACCGTTGGCTTGCATTATTAATGGAGTAAAATATGGCATTTGTGAAACATGAAGGCACAATCAACACAATGAGCGAGTTTTTGGTTGAAATCAAAAAATATCTGTTACAAAGCGGTATGTTTAACAACGCTGTTGATTTCAACACTTTACCGAAAGTAGTTTTTGACGGTGCTGATATTGGGTTTTCAATAAAACATAAAGAGGGTAAGTGGTTTAACTTTGGGATAAAGAGAACTTACGCTTCCGCTGGGAATATCCTGTCTATTTCAATTTCTCGTGACGGGAACGCCTCTCGTTTATTTTATGACCGCTTTGACTCGATGATGTCGGAATCGTATCCCGCTGCAACAGAATGCGGTAAATACTTATTCCCATTTGTAAACTTGTACGTCACAACGACAAAGACTTTTGTTGCATTTTCTGCTGAAGTAAAGAAGGGTCAATTTGTACATTTCATTGTTGGTAGGCATCCGTCGTACGATAATGGAATTAGTACGATTGGGCGTGACATCGGTGGTGAGTTTGTGTATATAACTTTTATGCCAGATGGTACTAATCCAGCATACGATACACAATCTATTGGTACTTTTTCCAATAGTTACGGTTCAAATAGCAATATGGGTCGCCCTGAAAGATACTTACGTTGTAGAACTGTGCTTTATGACGGTATACCCGCTAGAGCTTGGCTGTCTGGTACTCCAATGCCAAGTTGTGTTGTTTACTATGGACTATCTTGCCCAATCAATATACCGCTAAAAGAAGGCTTGATTGAGATGTATGATATAGAGAATACCAACATCCTATACGGCTCTTCAAAATACAACAACAGGGAGCTTATGAACCCTCATCGATTGACTCTCAGTGTCGCTGACAAGGCAGTTGAAGAGGCTGCCAAACTAATAGACGGTGACGTTGCTAAGGCGGTTGTGAAAGATGCTGAAGTATTTTACAACAACGAAATGTGTACTCTTTCAATCGAAAATATCGAGCCTGTAACAATAATGGGTAATTGGGTTGTTTTCCCACTTGTCACCAAAAGAAAGGACGGTATATTTGAACATTTATGGAGTTCACATATAGGCGTTGGATTTAAATTTAAATAGGATTTGTTATGGCTCAAGCAAACAACGCAGTTATGCTGCGTACCGATATGGACTTATGGCATCACCGCATCATATCTGGTGTCGGTGAAGTATCCGACGTGAATCTCGGTCACATTGTGTCTGAAACAACGACTGAATTAGAAGTCTATAATTCCCATTTGGTTGAACAGACACTCGTCAAAGTTGACCTGATTAACTTGGAGGGAATCTCAGTAGCGGAAGTGACGGGGAAACCTCCAATTAATCTAGCTCCCTTAAGGACGAAGAAAATTGTGCTTGAAGTGTCACTTTACGGCTCAACGAAAATTGACGGTAAAGTTATTCTGCGTTTTGAGAATGGTCAAATAGTAACAATCAACCTGAAAGGCACAAGGGGTTTAATCTGGAACGTCGAGCCTAATTGGGACGAGCCTTTGCGTGAAAAGTTCTCTTACAAAACAGACGTGATTGTCAGCTATAACAAAAATGAACAGCGTCGGGGTTTCATGAGTCAGCCAAGACGCAGCTTCTCCCACATGGCAACACCAAGTTATGCTCTTCTAAGTACAATGCGAAACGTTTTGTACGCAATGCACAATAAACCAATCCTATGCCCAATCTGGTGGCAGCCTATCCGTCTTCGAGAGTCTCTCCTTAAAGGCGCGACACGTCTGAAGTGTGTCGACTTGAGTGGTGTTGATACTTTGCAAGTAGGTGCAACGGTGATACTCTGGAACAATCCGTTTGACTATGAGTTTGGTGTAATTGACAGTATAGATGGGAATGATATTGTGTTGCAAACCTCTCTGGCAAGAACATTTTATGCAACAGCAATCTGTTATCCGTCTGTTGATATTCGATTTGACCCAACGGTTACATCGACAAATTTGGCATCCGCAGTATCATTCATGGACATATCAGCCGACATTATTGGCAAACAAAACAATATTGGTAAACTGAGTGGTGTTGAAGATGGGCTTGAAATGCTGAATGGTGCTGAGGTGCTAACTAAACGCCCAAATTGGTCTGATGAAATTGTCGAGCGTAATCAGTCTGATGTAACTATCATTGACTACGGTTTTGGCTCTAAGGCATGGTTTAACCGTGGTGTACCGAGTATGGCCTCACGTGAGTTGACATTTGTGTCAAGAAGTAGGGTTGAAACAGCATGGTGGCGAAGGTTTATTCAGCGTCAAAAAGGCCAGTTGAAATCGTTCTACGTTCCGACTGAAACAAAAGACCTTGTTGTGGTGAACGACATCCTGTCAACCGTCAACAGGAAAGTTCCCGTACCGAAAGCCATTGTTGTTGAAGACTATCGCGTAAGTTCGATGCTCAAGAAAGCTGACAACAGGAATTTTTTACGAATTCGCACAAAAGATAAGTCATATTTCTTCACAATCGAGCGTATTGAAAAACTTAACGAGAATGCCAGAATCTTCGTTAAAGAGGAAATACCAATCACCATTCTGAAAGAAGATGTTAGTTCGGCGTGCTTTGTCCAACGAATGCGTCTTGCATCCGATGATGTTGAGATTGAGCATATCACCTCGACCACAGCGAAGATAAAATTAACCCTCCAGCAAGTAAAGGAAATTCAAAATGCAAAATAATTATCATGGTTACGAAACATCCGCTGAAAGCGGTACGCCTGTCGAACTCTACGACATCGCCTTCACAGGCGGTGTTTGGACGTTCACAACCGATACTGAAGACGTTACGTTTGAGGGTAAGGTGTACAAGTCAGTTCCGATTAAACGCGGTGAGATTGAGGATACTGGTGACACAACGAAGGCCAACTTGGAAATACGAACGGGGCGCAATACGTCACTTGGTGATGTGTTCAAGGTCACTCCGCCAAGCGAACCAGTTACCGTGACAATTCGCCAGTATCACGCCGAACTTGGATTTATTGCACCAGATTTGATGACTGTGGTAGTATGGAAGGGTCGAATCACCAATGTAGCATGGGAAAATGACGAGATTGTGTTGATAGGTGAAAGCATCTTCTCGTCATTGATGCGCATTGGTGTAACTCGAAAATTCAGCCGTAGCTGCTCCCATGCCCTGTATGGTAAAAACTGCGGTGTAAGAAAGGAAGAGTTTTCAGTCACTGAAGTTGCCAGAAGTGTTGTCGGCACAGTTATCACGTTCAAAAGTGGTAAACCTGATAACTGGTTTGCAGGTGGCTATGTGCAATATAAGAACAGTGAGACAGGTGTGTTGGAACGCCGCCATGTCATTGAATCAACTGGTTCAACAATCACCTTGAGCATTCCCCCATTGGGGCTTGTTTCAGGTAAGACAGAGGTTACAGCCTTTGCTGGTTGCGACCACGCACATACAACGTGTAAGGCCAAGTTCAACAACATCATCAATTATGGCGGTCAGCCGTTTATTCCGATTCAAAACCCTTTCCAATACTCAAACATTTACTAAAAGGACTTCCAATGCCATATCAGTTTATCGTAGCCATTGTGATGATGGTTATTTCGATGGCGATGAGTTATTACTCCGCCAAACGAATGAATAAGGGTAATAACAATTCATCGCCAGCAAACCCAGACATCCCGACCGCAGAAGAAGGAGCTAACATCCCCGTCGTCTTCGGGACGGTACTCATTAAGAATCCGCAAGTAACCGATTATTTTGACCCTAAAACAGAGGAAATTAAATCATGACTATTGTTAAAATTGACGACGTGCTGGTGTGCGGTACATGTCATACGGGTGCTAAATATCTCGCCGACCAATACGGTGTTGATTGGTGGGACTTTCTCCAAAATGGAATTGATGCCTCCAAGCTCGAACATATCGACGACATTAATGTGAAAAACGCTATTGCCGCCGCCAAACAACGTGAAATGAAAGAAGGTAAATAATGGGACGCAAAGCAAAAGCCCAGACGATAGGTTATAAATACTCTCTTGGTATGGTGATGACAATCTGTTACGCACCTATTGATTTTGTGACAGAACTCATTTTTGGTGAGAAGTCAGCTTGGCAAGGTCAATCCAAAGACCGTCGACTTTATATCAACGAGCATGAGCTTTTCGGTGGGGATAAAAAGGAAGGTGGTGTCGCTGGTTCGGTAAATATTCATTCGGGTAAGCCCAACCAGCAAGTAGACCCATATATCGAGCATTTTCGAGGGGAGACCTCCGCACAACGAGGTCTACTCACTATGGTATTTGGCGACGAAGGCTATGTACCAGATAGCGACTATCGGACTATTGATTGGGATAAAAGTACAATCAGCGAGAAGATGTATCAGGGAATCAGTAAATCAATCTCTGAACATCTTAAGCGAATTAGAGGGGATGGTAACTATGTTCCAGATGCCTTTGCGAGAATCAACAATTCCTTGCAAGCATTAAAGATTATCGCTGGTAAGGAAAATGGGGAGCTTACGGACGCGTTACTGCTTGACTATCTCAAAGAAATCTCAGCAGGCAACCGTACTGGTTACGCATTTGAGGACACTGGTAAAGACGGCAGAAACTGGAACAGACCAGAGCGTAGACTGGGTGCGATTCCTCAGTTGAGAGAAAAATACAAAACCAATAGAGGTGTTGCTATGGCGTACACCAAAGCTATTTTCATTGATAGCGTCGCAGGTTTGTATGAGCATGGTAGTTGGCGCGAGAACGGTGAGCATACTATTCGATTCCCAGCGGATGAGTTTTTTGGGCAAGAAGTTCGTGTAAAACTCAAAACCCTCCCTGAATACACTCGTCCGTTCTACTGGGGCAACAGCCCTTATTTCAAATCAACATGGGTTCGTGTGCAAGCAATCAATAGCGGTTGGACTCACGGTTTGTGGTATCCAGAAAAGGCGGCTATTGACGGCGGTGTTGTTGAATATACCAAGGGCGGTAAAAAACTAACTTTCCCTGTTTTGGATATGAACCCTGCTCATATCCTATACAAAACATTAACCAATGGCGATTGGGGCATGGGTTATCATCCTTCCGATATTGACGAAGAGAGTTTCCGTAAGGCTGCTGATAAGCTGTATGATGAAAAGTTCGGGATGTCGATTATTTGGGATAGTGCCAAAACAATCGAAGACTTCAATGCTGAAATCTTGGATACTATCGACGGCGTTATCCGTGTCAACGTAATCACTGGTCGATTTGAATTGTTGCTCATCCGAAACGACTACGCAGTAAGCGAGCTTCCTGTATTGGACGAAAGCTCCATTGTTGAAATCAGCCGCTTCGAACGCTCCTCTTGGGGCGATGGCGCAAATGAAATCGTACTCACATACAAAGACCGCAATGAATCCGACGTTGTTCTTGTGAAACAGAACTTGGCTGCGATTGAAATTCAACGTGGCGTAATTTCATCACCGCAAACTTACAAGGGCGTGCATACCAAGCATATTGCCGAGTTGATTGCCGAGCGTGAGTTGAAATTGACAAGTTCTTCAATCGCGAAAATGTCGATTAAGATTAACCGTCTGAATTACCTGCTCCAAAACGGTGACGTATTCGTCTTGCAGTGGAAAAATTTGGGTATCAAGTCGATGGTTTGCCGAGTGGGTTCTATTGTTCGTGGTGAGTTTGACGACGGTATCATTGAGGTTGAGGCTGTTGAAGATATATTCGGTATCACCAAGTCGTCTTACGAGGTCATTCCCGACGACACTTCGCCTGAGGATGATTTGAACCGAGTTGTTCTGACTGCCGAACCAATCAAGACAATGCGTGTCATGGAAGCGTCGTACCATGACTTGCAAACCGTAACACCTGCCGAGAATCTCAACAGCGTTATTCGACTGGTTGACGGCGGCTCAACATACCCACTGATACTGGCAGAGAAACCATCATTGGCAACAATGAACTATGACCTGTTTGCGTCTAATGGCGGCAGTGCTTTAAAAAAGGTGGCAGATGACGTTTCTTTTAATCCCACTTTCAGACTGGCACAAGACGTTGCGCCTACTTTTGAAACCTTTAGGGTGGATGACTTTAACGGTCGACCTCCTGTTGTTACTGAAGACATGTATATCGTAGTCAATGACGAGTGTATGAGTATTGACGCTATCGAAGATGACGGTACGATTCGGGTTAAACGCGGTATTCTTGACACCCTGCCAGCGTTCCACGTCTACGGTGATATTGGCTATATTGTGACGGTAAGCAATGTTTCCGACCCGAACAACTACGCAGTCGGTTCAACACTGTCATATAAAACGGTAGCGCAGTCGGTAAGCAATTCGACAAACCTTGATGATTCTAAGGAAGTAACTGCTGACCTGATTGGCCGCGCCGCCCGACCTGCACCAGTGAACTCTGTCACAATCAACGAGAATTACTATCCTGAGCAGGTAAGCCGAAGTAAGCCGATTGAGCTTTCATGGAATACACGAAATCGCAAACAGATGATTCCTCAAAACGTGTATTGGGGCAGTGGTTCAGTCACTCCAGAGGAAGGACAAACAACCAGCATTAAGCTGTTCAACCCTAATATCGAAGGCGATGAAGGCTTGATTCAGGAGGTTAAGAACACCGAAGAAACAAGCCACACATTTATCGCGCCTAAGGGTGAGGTTAAATTGGAACTTGGCACATCCGTCCCCGATTTGGTATATCACTATGACTTGTCGAAAAAGCCGCTTGTGCCGCGCGTAGGCTCTAATACCCAGCCAGCCGTTGTTCACGGCACTGGTGAGGTTGACGGTGCTGTCAAAGGCACAAAAGTGCCAGAGTTAGGTGCAGACCACTGGATTGATTTACCATACGACAATGCGCTGAATAGCAATACATTCACTGCAATCGCCCGTTTGAAATTCGGCTCAAACAACATCCCTATCTTCACCATCGGGGAAGTTGAGAGTACCACTAAAACGTTGGGTTATCAACGGTTTGCCTTTGCAGTGTACGATGGCAAACTGGTATTCTGGGTTGGTGATGAGCCGCCTGTTTATTTCAGCAAGGAATTTGACATAAGCAGTCACATTGACGATAAATTCCATGATGTAGCGGTGGCTGTCGATATGGTTGAGTATCGTGTTGAAATGTTTGTCGACGGTGAGAGTGTCGCTGTTGCGGAGAATCCTGTTAAATTCCCATACGACCCTGCTGGTGTTGAGAATTTATTCAGTATCGCCGACGCGATTCATAACACGATTGATGAAACCGACACCATCTACGGTGTACAATCATCGCAACTGGTATCAGATTTCATCGAAGTTTTGCCTAGCACGGCGTATGCGCTTAAATCCGAGATTAATGCCAAACATGAAGACGGTTATCTGTTCTACGCAATCTACGACGCAGATAAAACACTCATCGATGAGGTTGTTGCTGTTGAGGACGGTTCGTCAAATTCAGAGGGTTTAATCGAACGGTCAGCGTCATTCACGACACCAGAAAATGCAAAATACATCAAAGTTGGTTCGAGTTATTTGCAAAATGGTAACGGTCGATTGATGTTTGCCAAGTCGGAAAACATGCCCGACTATAACCTGAAAGCTGGTGATAAGTGGTTGTATGAATTGCCTGCGACTGGAAAGGCTCACTTGGGTGTTCGTCGTCACGCGGGTATTCCCGAATATACCGACAGTGATACGGTAATAAATGACTTCCTGCTGTACGGCAAAGTGCTTGAAGCGACCGAGATAAAAGCCATTTCAGAAGCATTCATCCAACGCCACTGGCCTGAAGCGGTTGGTATTGAGATTGAAACCGAACGGAACAACTTAACATCTTGGCAAAAGTTTAGATGGATTGTTGAAACCACGCTTTTTGACTAGAACTAGAACGAAACATCTAACCTGTGCTATCATAGTTCGGGTTAGATGTTTTTTTTCATTAAGGAACTAAATCAATGAAATCTATAAAACAATGGGTTGTTGTACACTTTGCAACCGAACTCAAAATATTCACAATTTTCATCATGCTCGTAACATTGGGTGTCATGTTGTATGACCGACACATCAATGACACGGTGATGCCAAACTTTTACCAAGTGAGCAAGGATGACTGGTGGTTCTGGTTCATAGCGAACCTTTCGGGTGTTATTATTAATATAACCTTGTTGATAAATACCAAGTGCATTAAATGCAGATTGCTTAGTGATTTAATGTTACAATTATCGGGGTTTCTGATATTACTAATGGGCTGGGCATTTCTCGCAGTGTACCCACCCCTGAATGGGTTCATGGTTGCCTATCCTATCTGGGGTATCCTGATTATTGTTGCAGGTCGTCACATGGGGAAACGTAACCGTCAACAATTAGGATAATAAAATGTGGAACGACATACTCATCTTAAATAAAATAGTAGGTATGGGGGCAGCAGTAATCGCCATACTTTTAGGGGTTTCCATTAAAGAAATCGGGTATCGAGTTTATATCTTGGTGCTTATCAGTGCGGTTCTTAGCACAGCCGCTGTAATTGAGACTTGGATGGAAAATAGCACGATAATGAAATCAGCAACAGTCGGTTGGGTCATCGGCTATATTGCGGATGACGTACTTCTGACAATTAATGCCTTGTTGCCTGATTTTGTAAAAGACCTAGTTGACACCGTTACCAATGGCATTAAACGAAAGTTGGGTAAATGGTTTGGTGTTGACGAAAACGACAAAGACGGATACAATTAAATATACCTAAAGACGGTATATTTTCCTTTGTTTGAGTGGGTTAAACCCCTCCGATTTAAAAGTCGGAGGGGTTATTTTTATTTGTTGCCAGCGGCAACGGCAGCTTCAATTTTCGGAGCAAACATACTGGAGACAGTGCATTTGATGCGCGGACAATCCTTGCGGTCAACAATATCGCCAGTTTGCGGGTTAATGCCTTTACCGCCTTTGCGCATGGTTGCTTTCATGCGGCAAATATCACCAATCAACACGGTCTTACCAGTCAACAGGGCTTCATCCAAAGTCTTGACGAAACTGTTGTATTGGGCGGTAGCTTCGGCCTTGCTCACATTGCTGTTCTTCATCAACATGGCGATGAAGTTTTCTTTATTTACGTTCTTCATTTAGTTTATCCTTAAGTGTGTTGTAAACATTAACAAGTGCGTCTTTCGACGCGGAACACTCATTATACTTGGTAATGGTGTCAAATTGCCATAAATAATTGGCTTTTGCGCTCAAATCTGTAATTTCTTCCAGTTTAGCGCACGGAGCGGCCAAGTTACTTGGTAACGGCGGAAGTGTTAGGTGTGAGATAACGGCTTCGGATTTTGTCATTGAGCAGGCCGATACCAGTAAGCTCGTGGCAATTACCATTAACATAAACACCCGTTTGTAACAGTTTAGCAATTTCATTTCGCTGAACCCTTTCTTCTTTAATTTCGTTGATTATATATTCGCTATGACGAGTAAACTCTTCGTTTAGGTTGGCGGAGAGCGTCTGAGAGAGCTTTTGCGTGTCAGATAATACCTTTGCCATAGCATCGGCCTTACCCTTCGTATACGACGCTTCTACAAGCCCTTCTACGCGATACTTCTCAATCACGCCGCCGATGCACAGAACAAGAATGACTGCGAGGACGATTCCGATGGGTTTTGTGAGGTATTTCATCATTTCATTGCCTCCGCCAATTTAACGTGGTAACGGTTCTTCTCATAACCTGCGCCGTTATACGCGCGTGCGAACGAGCGGCATTTCTCGGCATCGGTCGACAGCATATTGTAGGCAGGCAGAATCTTGGCCACATTCAGGATATAATTCACCAGCAGTTCGTATTGAGCCATCTCGCTACGGCTGCACGCGTGCAGCATCTCGATTGGATGGTTGTAGCCGCATTGTGCATAGTATTCGCCCATCACCTGAAACTTACCGATGGATACGCTCATCAATGCAGCCAGTGGGTCTTTACCGATTGCCAGTGAGAGTTTCTCCCAACTGTCGTTGATGCCGTTGTTGTTCGCATCCATAGTGTAGTCACCAGCCAGAGGGTTGGCGTACCACGCCTTCACGCGGTTGACCGC